AGAACTCGCAAAGGAGGTCGTATCGTCATCAAAGTCCGCTCTCGAGTCCATAATGGGTACTACGGTATCGAACGGAAACAGTCACGAGGTGGCAACAGGCAACTCTCCTAAGGCCATACTGAAGTCTCTACAGGCGAGTACAGGCAAGACATCGGTAGAGCTCGGCAGTGTGGCAGCTCAGTTCGCAGACCCTCAGTTCCAAGCAGATCTGACTTCTGCAATACAGAAGGGAGAGGAGGACACGAGTAAGGCCGCAGAGAACTTTTTTTCAGAAGTCGGGAAGTTCACAAATAAGATCGATGCGGCGGTGGGGACGGACGCAAATAACATCATGGAAAGCCTGATGAGTAAGGTCGACGGAACGAATAAGAACAAGCTGATAAAGCTCAGTGAGGGGTCGTTCTCCATGGATAAGATCTCTGAGCTCCTTAAGATCATGTCAGATGCTACACCGGCTGCTAACGCGCTGGCGACGAGCGAGATCATTAAGCTGAAGCCAGACCTTGACAGAGGGACGGTAGAGGATACGGTAGCAGGAGTGGATACGTCTGTCTCAGGTAACCTCGCGCCGGAACCACGGAGTAAGGCGATGGGGACCAGCTCTCTACCTAACTTCGAGATAGGTACATCAGCGGCGAGCTGGGAGGACCAGAACACCGTTGTCGATACACCAGAGACATCGAGAGAGAAGCGAGCAGAGGCGGTCTTCAATCCAAAGAAGGAAACAACCACCACATCCAGCGGCCCCATAAGTGATTCTACAAGGATCACGGGGAGAGTCGCAGCCTATAAGTTTGACTACGTAGAGACTTATGAAGAGCTCGCAGCGGACTTCTATGCCTCCACTCGAGACATCACAGAGGTCGTGGTCCATTGGTCTGCCACTTATTTGAATCAGGATATAGGTGCAGATGAGATACACGAGTGGCACACTCAGAGGGGATTCAGCGGTATAGGATATCACTACGTTATCAGAAAAGATGGAAGGATACAAAGGGGCAGACCTATAGATAGAACAGGTGCACACGCCAAGGACAACGGACATAACAACTTCTCTATCGGCTTGTGTCTGGTAGGAGGATATAACTGCATGACCGGCACGCCTAACTCGGAGAAGCATGTCAGCGGTGCCAGTATAAACAGCGATCAGATCGACACGTTAGATGAGTTCCTTGACGCTTTCTATATGGTATGGCCGGGTGGTCAGGTATGGGGTCATATCGATGTGGACAACAAGGGAAAGGTTGACCCCGGACTCGATATGCCCGAGTTCGTAGAGAACTGGTACACGAAGTACAACCTTGCGAAGCCTAAGGACGGACCTATAACACCAGCACAGGCGAGATCTCAGTTCACTACTGCGGAGCTGGTATCTCAGCAATCGCTAGGTGCTCGGTTCGATCCTTTCGCGTAATGGGGTGGTATATAAATGACAGGAAAGGCCGCCATGGAAAACCGGCTGTTTAGAGCGAGGTACCATTTTTTGACACAGGGTCACGAGTGAAATGGTTAGTCGGCGTACTTCTTGTAACTGCTTATGTGCTGGTCATACTGCTAGCAGTAAAGGAAGGAGGTGGATTCGAGGAAGATCCACCAGTTAAGGTAGAATGTTCAGGAGGATTACCTGACTATAAGTGTTGAAAGGAAAGGATGAGAGGACATTTGTTGCAGTGGATCCTGGGATTCGCTCTACTAGCAGGTTACTACTATGTGATCTATATAAATTATGTTAACGTTAACTAAGAGTAAGGAATGGTAAGCTTGACGAAGATAGCGGCTAAGAATTTTAAAAGAATTCGTGAGGACGAGGAGCTCGAGGATCATGTTCCTTTAAGAGTTACTGTCAAGGGTGGCGGTTGTGCGGGCTATGAGTACGTACTGACCTTTGGCGAGGAGAGTGATCGGAGAGATCTGGTGTTTGAGTCTCAAGGCATGCCTATAGTGATAGATAAGAAAAGCCATCTGGTAGTTAACGGTTTAGAGATAGACTGGTCGACAGATCTGTCTGCACCGGGTCCGAGATTTCAGAATCCTAAGGCAGCCTCTACGTGTGGTTGTTCTACGAGTTTCTCGATCAAGCAGGATCTACTTGAAACACAACCACCATGGATGTAAGATATGGCATATTCAGATAAGGTATTGGAGCACTATGAAAGACCGAATAATGTTGGTAGTCTGGACGCTGGGAGTGATGACGTCGGCACTGGCCTTGTCGGTGCTCCAGAATGCGGAGATGTGATGAAGCTTCAGATACAGGTTGAGAATGATAAGATCGTTGATGCGAAGTTCAAGACGTTTGGTTGCGGTTCGGCGATCGCGGCCTCATCACTCGCGACGGAATGGATAAAGGACAGGACGATAGACGAGGCGTCGAGTGTCAGTAACGTTGACATCGTAGAGGAGCTCTCTTTACCTCCGGTAAAGATTCACTGTTCCGTACTCGCAGAAGATGCGATAAAGGCGGCAATAGCAGATTATAAACAGAAACAGTTATAAATTATATTAACGAAACTAGCTAAGAGAGGTATTATGTATGACAGAGATTCGTGGCCAATTTTTAATCGATGCTGCACGTAAGCATGCTGAAGGAGAGATAGCGTTGCACGTTGCTAACATCCAGACCTATCGTATAAATCCGGCAGGAATCGGAGAGCACTCCGATATTGTCGAGACTATCGGTAAGGAGCTCGATGCGATTGCAACTGCGAACGATAGACTCGAGATGATAGACAAGTATGTCTGTCCAGATATGTTTGGAAATACGCTGAAGTATCAGAGCGACTAAGGAGAAGGTATGAGCACCGAGAACGATGAGTTAAAAGATCGAGTTAATACGCTAGGTAGCGGTAAGGAGTTTTCAACGGGAAAGCATCCCTTTGGATTTCAGGACGTTACCGGCGAGTATCCACGAACTCCGTACTTCTATGGACCCTCTACGAACGAGGGTGCGAGAGGTATCAAGAAGCATGAGCTTTACATAGGCGGTGGAAATCTCGATGTAGATCTGGGTCTTCAGAAGATCGCGAACTCGATGTATCCGTACGCTCAGGTCGATGAGTCTCGCTCCGGCCACGTTATCGAGATCGATGACACACCGGGTGGCGAGCGAATACTTATAAGACACAGAACCGGCGCCGGTGTCGAGATGAGACCTGACGGTTCTGTGGTCGTCGTGACTCGAAACAACTCCGTCCATATCACCTACGGTGATTCGAAGGTGATTGTCGAGGGTGATGCCGACCTTACATATAACGGAAACTTAAACATCGACGTCCAGGGTGACATGAACGTGAAGGTGGGTGGTAACTATAACATCGACACCGGAAACGACATCACCACGACCGCCAAAGGAAACGTACGCACGACGATCGATGGGAATAAAGGTGAGAAGGTCAAGGGTAACTCGTCGGCTACCGTCGCAGGCACGCGAACTGACACTACGCTCGGTAGCCAGAACATGGTCGTCAAGGGCGCACTCAAGGAGGTTATCGGAACCACCTACAACGTGACGACCGGATCTGACTTCAGGCTCGCCTCACAGACAAACGCGTTCGTTACGGCTCGAGTAAACGCAAACATGGCCGCACCTTCGATATCTGTCTTCGGCGATACGGGAACTATCGGTGGACAGAACGTGATCATGTACAACTACAACATGTATACAGGACATTCCATATCTGCAGGAGATACCGTCACCGTGCCGACAGTATACGGAGACCTGCAGGGTACAGCAACTCAGGCCATGATATCAAATCAGGCCGGACTGCATCCTTCTTCGGGATCTCATGCCGGTGCTGGTTACGGTTACACTGCCTCGAGCACGACTGTAGACGCAACCGCAACTGCAGAACCAACATCATCAAACGTAACTCAGCTCGTTCAGAACTCTGCTGTAGGCTCACCTATCGTTCAGGTAGACGCGTCGGACGCTCTCTTTCAGGCGATTGACAGAACTGCAGATAACGGTAACGTTTCAAATCGAGATCTCTCGACTCGTGAGGTTCGATCAAAGCTCCGTGATGCAGGTACTCTTGCCAACACGATATTTGTTACAAATCAAATCAGCTCTGGAGTTCTCTCGGCAGACTTTGCATCTTCGGCTCCTCCGAGTCTTGGAAGAATCGTTGCGAAGTCACCTACACCTATAATCGGTGTAAGAACTATAGGACAGAAGCAGCCGGGAGGTGTGACGAAGAAGATCACTCCTAAGCCTATACCTCGTGCGATAACACCAGATCCTAACTTCAATCCAAACAGAGAGGCGTTCATCTATTCTTCTACTAAGCTTGGAAGAGGTATCACGATGGCGAAGTTCTTAGGAGGACGTGGAGATAAAGTAACTCTTGATCACATCACTTCAGATGCAGAAAGACATGCTATCGCAAGGCAGTTCTATCTTCAAGCCGAAGCTCTCAAGTCTGTGCAGAACGATCATTCAGGAAGATTCAAGGATCATAGAATGGTTGTGGTAGAAGGCCTTTATAGAAAAGGTCCTAACGAGACTCTTACACCAGGATCATTTAACGATCTCGCTACAAAGGGTCAAGTCGTAGTTTATGAGTTACTTGGTGGAAGCGGAAGACCAGATCTTCTTAAGACATTTGATCTTGCAGTTCACTTGAAAGATAACCTTTTCTATGACAAGCTTACTCTCAACTATGATAAGTTTGATCCGAGTGGAGCCTTGAATGCTCAGATCATCATACAGATGCCGCTTGTAGCAGAGGATTATAACTGTAATTACAATATGGAGATTGAAACTCTCTTCAATAACAAGCCGCAAGCAACAAAAGAATTCATTGAAATCTTGGCATAAAAGATATAAATAGAAGGGACAAGGAAAACAAATGGCAAAAGCATTCTCGGTAGAAGACGGAAATCAGGATACTTCCACCCTCAGATCGAGGAGGAATAGAGAGTATTCAGATATTGACTTGAGTTTTCTCAAGAGTGCTTCTGGTGATGTGTTTAAGAAGACCTCTTCAGCTGCAGTAAAGCAATCTGTAAAGAATCTTCTTATGACAAACTGGGGTGAGAAACCTTTTCGACCTGTGTTTGGAGGAAATCTCAATGATCTCTTGTTTGAGCTTGCTGACAATCCTACGATATCAACTCTTGCTCCTAGGATAGAGAACGTAATAAACAACGAAGAACCAAGAGCAGAAGTGCAAGATATTAAGGTCTATAACGAGTCTGACAGGAACTCCATCAGGTGTGTAATAACATTTAAAGTTGTCAATGTACAAGAACTTGTCACACTTACAACTTCAGTATCGAGGATAAGATAATGGCAACAAATATTACTACCACGCAGCTTGATTTCAATAATATCAAAACAAGTTTAAAAACTTTCCTTGCTGCAAAACCAGAATTCAAAGATTATAACTTTGAAGGATCAGGACTCAGTAACATTCTCGATGTCCTTGCTTATAACACTCACTATAACGGCCTACTTGCAAACTTTGCACTTAATGAATCTTTCCTTAATACAGCACAACTTAGAAGCTCGATTGTATCTCATGCACAAACTCTTGGATATGCACCAAGATCTGCAACCTCAGCTGCAGCAATATTAAACATATCAGTGAATCTTGCGGGTGTAGCAGGAAGACCTGCAACCATTACACTTGACGAAGGAAGAACGTTTACATCTTCTATAGCAGGAACTACATATACTTTTAGAACTCTTAAAGATCACTTTGCTACAGATGATGGTACAGGAAACTATGTGTTCAAGGAGACAGACGGCACAGATGGAATATTTATATTTGAAGGTGAAGAAAAAACAAAGACGTTTTTTGTAGGTGAAGCATCTGAAAGGCAGATATATGTAATACCAGATCAAACAATTGATACGTCAACCGCTAAGGTTCTTGTATATCCAGACGTAGCTTCCACAACATTCGATACATATTTAGATATTAACAAGGCTATTAGAGTTACATCAACTTCACAGTTCTATCAGCTCGTAGAATCACCAAACGGAAACTATGAACTTAACTTTGGTGATGGAGTTTCTATAGGTAAAGCTCCTGCTGCAGGTTCAGTTGTAAAAGTTTCATATCTCTCAACATTAGGTAGTGCTGGAAATGCAGGATCTACATTCACACCAAGCGCAAATATACAAGTAAACGGTGTTGAGTATACATTTACAATCGTTACACAATCAAACAGTGCAGGCGGTGCAGCAAGACAAACGATCGAATCTATTAAACAGAATGCGCCTATTGCTTTCTCATCACAACAAAGACTTGTAACTGCAGAAGACTATAGAGCTCTTATCCTATCTAACTACTCAGCTGTGACTGACGTTATTGCTTGGGGTGGAGAGGATAATGTTCCAACAAACTACGGTAACGTGTATGTGGCACTTAAGTTTGCAGATGGAACATCTGAATCACAAAAGCAAACTATAAAAGATGGTATCGTAGCAAATCTCACGACCAGTCTTTCTATCATGTCAATCGGCACGGTGTTCGTTGATCCTATAGAAACATTCTTAGAGATTATCTGTGGATTTGATTTTGATCCTTCAAAGACATCACTTACTCGAGCTACTACCGAAGCACGTGTTTTCACGGAGATAATTAACTATTTTACGAATACGCTTGATAAGTTTGGTAGTACTTTTAGAAGATCTAATCTTTTAACGAACATCGATGCACTAGGCGATTTTGTGATTTCATCTCGTATCGATGTGAAGATGCAACAAAGACTTGTGCCTACAGTTGCAACAGAAGTAAGTTATGATATTCAATATCCAGAAGAGATTGCTGCTCCAAACGCAGCAACTCATACAATTACATCTGGTCCATTTAGATTCAATAACGATGTATGTAGATTTAGAAATAAACTTGGAACAACTACTATTGAGATCATAAACATCTCAACAGATGTTCCTCAAGTAGATAATGCTGGCACATACTTTCCTGGCGCTGGCAGAATATCTCTCGTAGGATTTAATCCTGAAGCTCTCATAAGTGGTACTGATTTTATTAAGGTTACAGCAGATCCTCTCAATCAGGCGACAGTGAAGCCTCTACGTAACTTTGTTCTTAAGATTGATACTGATGCGTCCTTTGCACAAGGCACAATTGATACTCAAACAACTGAGGTGGCTCTTACATGAGGGAACGTACTCTAACAGATTTCCAAAGGCATAACGATAGTTTTAGAAGAAATCAAGTTCTTGAAGTTCTTCCTGAATACTATCAAAGAGACTATCCTTTTCTATTAACATTCTTAGAAGAGTACTATGCTTATTTAGATTCAGATGAAACTTTTTCTGCAATCAACGAGCTGTTTGGAATAAGAGATATAGAAAGAACACAGTTAAAGTTTCTTGATCAGATCTTTGCTGAAGTTGGAGGAGGTGCTGGAGCTGGTAACTTTACAGATGCAAGAGAAGCTCTCAGAAACTTTGCAAATTATTTTAGAGTTAAGGGAACGCTGTTCTCGTCTGAAGGATTCTTTAGAGCATTCTTTGGAGAAGAGGTTGAGGTAATATATCCTAAGAAAGATCTATTCATAGTGAATGAATCTTTGATTGGTCCGCAATCAATTAAATTTATTCAAGATGGAAAACTATTTCAGATCTTTTCTATATTGATCAAGTCATCTTTACCACTTTCACTATGGAATACTTTATATAAGAGATTTGTTCATCCGGCTGGTTGGTTCTTAGGAGCTGAAGTGTCATTCGATACAAGTGCAACTATCGGTATAAATACCCCAGATGTAATTGAAACGAGTGTTACAGATATTGTTGTATCAAGCACAAGTCTACCTCTATTAGCGGGTGCTTTAGCGAGACCATACGAGATGGCAGTGTTCTTAGGAGATGGATCTGACTCAGATACAGATCAAACTATTATTAGACATAGAAGAGTTAGCGAATATGCAAACGTAGAAGTCGATGAATTGGTTGCAAGTTATGGACAGATTGCACCGAATCCAGATGGATTATTGGATATCAATTCACCAACGTTTGATGAGGATTCTGGCAGACCTGCTGGGGCTGTGAGAATGAGTAATACTATTGAAAGAATGAGTTTTGATAGATTCGAGGACTACTTATGATTATAAATACAGTTATACAATTTTGAAAGAGATTATAAACAATGGCAAGACAAAATATTTTTACTGGCACTAGTGCAAACGATGGTACAGGAGATACTCTCCGAAATGCTGCCACTAAGATAAATGCTAATTTTAGAGAAGTCTATACTAGGCTTTCTGGAGATTCTTCTGGTATCACGGGCCAAGTGCAGTTTGCGTCTGATGGTGTTAAGTTTGAAGGTTCAACTACTGACAGTAATAATACAACTGTAAAGGTTGTAAATCCTACTGGCATAAGAACACAAATCTTGCCTGATAAAACAGGAGCCATAATTGTCGACAGTGCTACACAGACCCTCAAAAACAAAACCATTTTATCGCCAGCATTCACAACCCCTTCTATCAAGGATAATGATCTCAGCCACTCGTATAACTTTGTTGTGTCTAATCTGGTGGCTGATCGTAACGTAAACCTACCACTACTTAACGATTCAGATACATTTGTATTTAATAAGACTACGGCTGTACTTGAAAACAAATCACTTACGTCACCGACCATTACGACAGGAAGACTTGTCACAGGAGTCAATGATGTAAACGGTGCACG